TGAGACGAACGTCGTCAAACACCTAACCCATCTTGAAGATTTGATACTGACCAAGTATGCGGTCGGCGCCCGTGAAGCCTTACACACCCTCGAAGGACTGACTAAATTTTTTAAAGGTCATGTCAACGCGCCGGTGAATCTTACAGTAAAAATCGACGGGGCCCCCGCCATTATCGCGGGACACGACCCAGCCGACGGAAAATTTTTTATCGGAACCAAAGGCGCGTTTGCCAAAACGCCACGGATCGCCAAAACTCCCGCAGACATCACTGCCTTGTATGGCGACAAACCCGGATTGAAAAACACAATGGATGTGGCGTTCAATGCGCTGCGCTCATTATCGTTTACACACATTCTACAAGGAGATGTGCTGTTTACTCCTGCGCTCAAACAAAAGCAAACGGTATCTGGTGAGGAATACCTAACATTCAAACCCAATACGATTATTTACGGCGTTCCTGTGAATAGTAGTATGGGGAAAAAAATAGCCGCGGCCAAGTTTGGCATCTGCTTTCATACGACCTATACAGGCAGTTCGCTGGCCACGTTACGCGCCGAATCTGGGGCAAATATCACTGCGCTCAATCCTACCGCAGATGTGGTGCTGATTTCGTCCCGCTATCAAGACCTCTCAGGAACGCTCACGTTCACCACAGCCGAACACCAAACACTCCGCACCCTAATCGCGGATATTGCGACGCGCACACGAAAAATGGACGCCAACGCGTTTTTAAAGGGATTACAGTCGAACCCACTGCTACAAACAGAATTTATGATTTTTCAAAACAGTTTGGTGCGCGGGGGAGAATCCATCATTCTTAGTCCACAAGTATTCGTGTCTCGGTTGACTGCCTACCTTCAGTCCCGTGCGGACGCCCTTGCCAGCACCAAAAAAACCAATGCAGGAAAAACCGGAACCCTCACCAAATATCAGCAATTACAAACGCTCATCGCACACACAGAAGATGCGCTGGTGGACGTGTTGGCCTGGCAGCAAGCCGTTATTTCGGCAAAAACTTTTATTATTCAAAAATTGAATGCGCCGGGAACACTTAGTACGTTCTATGCGTCTGATACCGGAGTGATCGCGGGGCACCACGAAGGATTTGTCGCCGTCGACCGGCGCGGAAATTTCGTCAAACTAGTCGATCGCGCCGAATTTTCTCATCGCAATCTCACACAGGGACGTTTTCGATAAATATCTGTTACGTCGTTGACGTGCTATATAGTATGGTATACTGACATCCAATAAGCATCGTAAGACCGCTTCAGTGCCGGTTAATTCGTATGTGCTGCGGAGACCCCGCAGATAGTACGGCAGGAATGTCGTAATGCAATATCAATGATGTGAGCAACGTCGCTCCTGACGACTCACAATGATTCATGATTGGTGGATAACGGTTATGAATCATCCCGTTGGGCCATAATGCGAGAGGCTGGAGCAGCACCGCTGGTGCTGGTCGGTACAGGCTAACCGCCGACAGTAATCTCCTCTTATCCATGTTGATTCCGGCGCCTAGACGCAAGTACCGGAGAGACATCCCGATCCCTTCAATGGGAGAGGTGTCTCTCCTCACCTACCGCAAGTATCTAATTATACGTACTAAATATATTACATATTAGTGTGGCCTAGCCGCGGTATTGAGGCGTCGGAGAGGATTACGGCAAAGTGACTCCCATAGACAGTAACCCCATTGTACTGTCTATTCAATAGGAAAAGTAGTGGGCAATTCAAAGGGGTGATGTATTCCAACTTACGATTATTTTTGCAACGCGTGTAGTACGGTCATTGAAGATATTCGAGTGCCGTACGAGGATCGTGATATTCCGTTGACCGAACCCTGTCCTCTTTGTAATGCGGAGAACTGTATCGAACGGTTGGCCTGTGCGCCGGCGTTAGGGGATGCGTTTCGGGTGGGCCGTGCCAATTTACCGTCGACATGGACCGATAAATTGGCACGGATAAAACAACACAACTACAAAAGCACGATGCACGTGCCTCAACCAGGCAAACGTGAAGTTTAGTCTAGAATGGTTTCGTCGCCGGGATCACGATTGACATGAAACTCGCGGTTGTCTTCAGATTCCGGACCTGATCCCGAAGACCCCGGAGGTGTCGTCGATACCTGACGGCGGGTCACTAGCCGCCATCCGACATATACCAGACTCACACAGATAATCCCTACAATAAAAGTACTCATACCGTTCTCCTTTTTGATCGAGGCAACAAAAGTGTTCCCTTACTGTGTATTTATGCTATACTATGGCAATGAGTCAATGGACCGAGCAACACTTTGTCTGTGAGTTATCAACCCCGACAACTGTCCCAGAGTGCACGATTCCCTACACTCCCGTCACCGTGACGATGCCCCTGACAGAAACGCAGCAGGAAGGGAAACGATGGTACGTGTATAACGGAGAGTTGTATCCCTCCATTTCCACGTTGATTTCTGCCACGGATCGCGAAGGAAAGGCATCCTTACAGGAGTGGCGGCGTCGCGTTGGGTCTGACGCCGCGTCAGCGATTACTCAGGGCGCGGCCACACGCGGCACACGGTGGCATACTTTTTGTGAATATTTTGTGACACGACAGCCGTTGCGGTGGTCCTTATTCGAATCGCAAGATGATCTTCGCTATGCGACACACGTCGCGACGGTGTTAAATGCCCAACTACGTGCGGTGGTTGCGACGGAAAGTCGCGTGTACTCGACGGCCTATGGAGTGGCGGGTCGCCTCGATATGGCCGTCCAGTTACATGATGGTCGGTATGCGATTCTTGACTTTAAGACCGGCAAAAAACAGAAACACGGCAATCGATTAGATAACTATGCTTTGCAAGGAACCTTTTACGCGGATGCGTTGACAGAACACTGGCCGTATGGTATCATCGAGACCGTGGTGATTGCACAACTGTTACCCGATCGTATAGTGTGGCAAGAAACATCGGCGTCGTGTTGGCGCACCGCCCTCCACCAACGGGTGTCGGAGTTTGCCGAACAGGTGAATACCACATTAGGATAATGTATGCCAAAATTCAAGAACACAGACGAGTACTATCAGTGGTGTGACAGCATGATTACCAAGATTTATTATGCGAATATAGCCATGAATAATCAGGCGATTAAAGATGCCATGGCAAAAATCAACTCGGTGTTTCATGTGACGGAAGGCGATTCGTTGATCGCTCAGGAGACGGAAACGTCGACCGACGAGGAAACTTCCTAAATAGTAGTATTGTTGGTCGTCTATCGCGGCCGCGGGCTCGACGCGCGCCGCCTCCACCAGCACGCCGGCTCTGCTATCGCTATTCCGGCATTTTATAGGAGATATAATCAAATGCGCATCATTTGCCGACGTGTTCCGTATGGGGTTCGTGTGGCCGTGAGTCGAGTGTTTGCAGTATGGGTTATATTGGTGGCGTTCATGTCCACGACGTTCCTCTCAGAAGTCACCCCCCGTCCGTCGTTAGTCGCGTCACCGGCCTCGGTGTCCGCGCCGATAACATCTGTGCCGCAGGCCTCGTCGCGCCGGGCCCGTCCGCAGCCGTCACGATTCCCCCCGCCGCAGCCCCCACAACTGCCTGTGCCTTCCAATACCACACTATGCTTGGCACAAGTATTATTTTTTGAAGCCAGTACAGAACCGTTCGAAGGGCTACAAGCCGTCGCGGCCACCGTATTCAATCGAATGGCCCATCCGCGATACCCGTCGTCTCTGTGTGGAGTGGTCTATCAACCGTATCAATACTCGTGGACCTTGATTGCGGCGAACTGGTCGCGGCAACCCCCCGATAAGTTTATACATATGGCCCGCACGTTTTTGCAGAGTCGAGAACAAATACAGGGCGACTATCCTGTAACACATTTTCACCACGTGGAGATTGCACCTTCGTGGTCGCATACGCTAGAGCACATTATAACGATTAGTCGTCACAAATTTTATCGGGGATAGTGTGGTATACTAGAACGATAGACAGCATGAATATATCTGGATACGGCAAAATGTTTTGTCAGGGCGATGAGCAACTGAGTGCGGTACCGACTCCCGCCGAATTTACCCGTGTAGTCCACACACTGGTACGTCGGTACCGTATATCGTATTTTGATGCCATTATTGAATTGTGTGAACATTATGATCGTGAGTATGAATCCGTCAAGGGTTTGTTGACTCCAAAACTCAAACTGGCATTGCTGGAAGAACTGTCAAACAAAAAACTCTTGAAAGATAATTCCTACTTGCAAGATAAACTTGGATAATGTATACTAGAGAGTATCTCTGATGTCTGTGTTGTTTACCTATGAACCTATGCTGAAAGGAATAAATTATTAATGTCCCCCTCTCAATTTCACTCACTCCTCAAAAGTAGTTCCCTCGATAAGTTGCGTCAGGCCGTGAAAACCACGACGTCCGACAATTCCAATTCCGACGAAGGATTTTGGAAACCCACTGTCGATAAAGCCGGCAATGGCTCGGCGATTATTCGATTTCTTCCTGCCCCGCCCCCCGAAACGCTGCCGTTTGTGACGTTCTATCGTCACGCATTCGAAGGCCCGAACGGGTGGTACATTGAACTGAGCCGCACCACGCTCGGGGAGAATGATCCACTGGGAGAATACAATAGTCGGTTGTGGGCAACGAAAGACGAAACGTTGCGCGATCAGGTCCGCAAGCAGTCCCGCAAGCAGACCTATGTGTCCAATATCTACGTCGTGCAAGACAAGGGCAATCCCGAAAATGAAGGAAAGGTCTTTTTGTTCCGATACGGAAAGAAAATCTTCGAAAAGATCAAGAAGGCTATCGAACCCGAATACGAACAGGATAGCCCATTCGATCCCTTCCATGTCATCGACGGGGCCAATTTCCGGTTGCGTCAGAAGAAGCAGGCTGGATATCCCAACTATGATGACTCTGTGTTTGAGACCGTCACGCCTTTGCTCAAGGGCGATGAAAAGGCCATTCTTCAGGTATTGAATGGCCTGCGGTCATTGACGGACATTGTGTCGCCCGATAAGTTCAAGTCGTATGAGGACTTGAAGAAGAAGGTCGACCGGGTGATGGGATTTGATACCAGTGTGTATTTGTTGCCCACTGATGCCCCCACCGACACTCCTGTGCGTCGGTCGTTGGGTCGCACGGGAGATTCCACGCCGTCTCCCTCTGCTGCGGCTCGCCCGTGGACGCCCCCGTCCGTGTCTGATGATGAAGATGATGAAGTGGATGCGCGTCTGTCGAAGTTTGACGACGAGTAATCGTAAGCCACATACGGTGAGCCACAGCGCCCCCTACGAAGGCAACTTCGTAGGGGGTTTTTTCTTGGTAGGACTGGGAGCTGTTACGCATTGCGCGTGCGCAATACTTCGCGTATCGTGGGCGATGGATCAGTGGGAGGAGAAATCTGTTGAATATTGCTCCCCCCATTAACGTTTGAATTGATCAATTGCACCAAATAATTAATAGCAGTTTGACCAGCCGCATCATTGCGTGCTTGTGGATTGTACGAAATGTTTTGCGTGGTGCGCGCGCGGCCTTGTTGCTCTAGATTAGATAGGAGTGCAGATAGTTGTAAGGGGTTTGGTCCACCCATAAAATGAGACACCGCGCCGCGGCCGAATTTCGGCGCCGGCCCAATCGACGCCCGCGCATCGCTGCCCGACTCGAAGAAAGGGGTGGTGCCGGGATCATCGGTCCACCAATTCGCGGCGGCAGCGGACGCGGCGTTACGTAATGACTTTATATAGTTATCACTTGCGTCGGCCGACTTGTCGCGTGTCCCCGTCCATTTTTTAACAGCCTCTGCAATTGGAAGATCTTTATATTCTGGGCTTAGCCATAATGCTCGTTGGGCCTTTTTTCCAACGTCCAGTGACGGAAAATATGCCACCGTACCATCCGTTGTTTTTGTGTTACTTGGTGTGCCTCCAAATTGTCGTGTGTGAGATGAAATTGAGCCATCTGGATACGAATACATTATATTACCGGGATTATTGTTTTTAATATTGGGCCGGCCGTCCGGACCGGTACCATGTTCCATTATGGTTTGAGCATCTAATACCGCATCCTGTTGTTTTTTACTTAATTGCGAAAACGATGTTTTACTCACGTCCACTGTAGTAGTTCTAGTAGCAGAGTCTGTGGAGTGTTGTTCATATTTTTTGTTAGCAATATGATCCAGACCAGCACCTACAACTGTGCCAAGGAGTCCCCACTTGCCGGGCACAACACCTGCGCCGTGCGCCATAACTTGAAGGGCTCGCAGGACACTTTCCTGGCTGCTTTCGGCTTCTCTCAATTTTTGAAAAGCATTATAAGCCGCCATCCCCTCCAGCATCCGGCCCGGTACGCTTATAGCGCGGGCCGCAAGTTGTGCAGCAGGCGCCGTCATGACGGCGCGATATCCTTCTGATAGTCTACTAAAAATAGATGGTTGTTTAACGGCGGGGGGAGGGAGCGGACGGCCGTCTGGCCCGTACAGCCGGTCCGGCTTGTCCGGCGGCGGCATGCCGGGCTGGATGATGCGTGGGGCGTCGGCGGCCGCCTCGGCGGCCGCCAGCGCCTCGGCGGCCGCGGCGGCCGCGCGGGCCGCCTTCGCGGCCGCGGCCGCGCGCGCGGCCGCGTCAGGCAGCCTAGTTGCAGAATTGATCGCGGCCGCGGTTGCAG